GCTTGTAGCACCAAAGGGTATAGTTACACATACACTTCTCCTAGTTAAAGTTAAAGTGCGTTCCTTCGCAATATGCTACTTCCGGCCGTTGGGCTGAACGTAATATTATTTATCTGTTATTTGCCTTGTCCACGATACTTTTTGTAACTACGTCTTTTACTTTTATTCATCATAGATTTAGAAATTCTTCCGCCACCTATTGATGTTTTTTTCTTTACAGTTTCGTGTACGTCAATACTTGGATTAAATTTAACACGGGCCATAAATTCCTTTTGTTAAGAGTTTTAGTCGTAAAAAAAGGGCGACCTAAGCCGCCCTTTAAATTTCTTTCTATCTAAGTAAAACTTAGCTAAAGCTAACGTTTCCGTTAGTGATAGCCACTTTACCTAGGTAGTCAGCTGCGTTACCAAGAGATGACGCAGTGTTGTTTAGCTCAACATAACCATAACGTGTCATAAATGATACAACTGGCTCAAATGTTGCTGGATCAAGTACTGTTCCAGAGCTCATTAGCGGAATGTATGGGCAGTAGAATGCTGCTGCATCTGATTCGCTTGAACCTTTGTAACCAATTAGTACTGGTGAATCATCGCCAGCATATGTGTTTACATATACTTTCATAGCGTTGTTCAATGTACCAACCATTTTGGTGTTAGTTGGAGCTTCAAAAGTACCCTCAGTTGTACGAGCGAACGCTGAAGTAGTTGCTGACTGTAGGATTGTTAACGCGAATGGCGAAACAACTGCCCAGTTACCAGCACCACGTCTTGTACGCTGTGCAATTAAGTTGCTAACTCTGTTGATTTGAACAGCAAGTGCTGCGTGTTCGTCACCAACGAATGTAGCTGTACCTGAAACACCGGCTTGGTCATATGTCTCAGCTGCTGAACCAGCAAGTGTGCTTAGTGAAGCAAGAACTTCTTGGTCGATTTCAGCTGTGATTTCTTGTGCTAGAGCAGCCATAATTTCTGCTTCAACATCAATACCGTGCTGTGATTGTGCATCTTGAGCTGCCTCAAAAGTCCAGCGAGCTGATAGCTTTCTGGTCTTCGCTTCGACAGTTTGTTTCAAGATCTGAATTGACATTCTGTTACCAGCAACACCTTCTAGTGCAGCAGTGTTGTCTGCACGACCTGATGTTGTGTTACCTGAATATGCTTCAGCAATTTTGAATGGGCTTAGAGCCTCTTCACCAGCTGTTGCACCAGATGCACCTGACCCTGCTGTGTCGCTATAGCGAACACGTAGAGTGTGAATCTGACCAACTGGACCAGTCATTGGTTGTACACCAACTAGTTCATTTGCAATCACTGTTGGCATTACACGTCTGATCACTGGAAGGATCACACGATTTAGTGTAGCTACGTTACCGGCAGAAGTAGCACCAGCTGTTGCACTCTCTGACAAATACCTGCGAGTATTCTCAAGAGTTGTTTCCATTACCGCTTTTTTGTTACCGTTTAGGCCTTCAACAAGTGCTGTTTTAGTATCCTGCCAGCGGCTTTCTAATAGTTCTGACATTTTGGTTTCTCCTATTTTATTATAAACCTGCTAGACGACGAATTTCTATTACATTTTCGTCATTTGCTTTTTGTGCGACGACACTTGCGTCACGGTTGCCTGTTACTTCTTTGCCTTCTGATAGTACTGCCTTCTGCTTGGCTGGACCTTTACTGTCGATAACTGACGGTAGATATTTGTCAAACTGGGCACGTAAACGTGCTGTTTGTACTGATTCCAGTAAGTCTGTCATAATTACCTTTTGCTCTCTACTTAGAGGTGCAATAAGATCATTAATTGTGTCTTTGCGCTGTGCTGTTTCAATTAATTGCTTCTTCTCAGTTTCCTTTGATTCTGCTAGTTTAATTGCTTTTCCAGCTGCAACTTTAGCTTCTGTTAATTGCTTTTCTTTTAGATCTACAACTTTCATTAGCTTTGCTACTTCTGATTTCTCATTTAAGTAGCTGTTTGCATATTCGTTGCTAAATGCTTCGAATAGTCTACGACCGAAGTCGTTTCTGCGAGCTGCTTCAATATCTTCTTTTAGCGACTTAATCTCTTTGTTAAGAGTCTTGCCAACTGTTTCTGATACTGCTTCAGCACTGCGTTTGATGAAGCTCTTTTGAACTTCTGCAAATTTAGTTTTTGCTTCTCTGATAAGTCTAACTTTAGTTTCTGCTAAGTCTTTCTTATCTTCGTAAAACTCTGCAATTTCTTTTGATAGTGCCTCTACAACAAATTCTTCTAACTTAGCAAACTTAGCTGCCATAGTTTTTTGGTCTTCGTGTAATTCAGAAACTTCTTTACCTAGCTGCTGTGTAACAAACTTTTGTAGTAGTGTTGCGTTTTCACGCATCTTTACTGCATATTTTGCTTTTGCTTCTGCTAGTTGTTTGCGATCATCCGCAAACTCTGAAATTTCTGCTGCTAAACGCTCGGATAGCATAGTGTCAATTGCTTCAACCATTGTTTGCTTGTCGTGTTCGTATTTTGTAGCGAACTCTTCACGCAACTCAGCAGTTACCTGCTGTTTGTTTTCTTTGATCTTTGCTTCCCAAGCCTCTTCGATAGAGACACGCACCTCTTCTGAAACTACATCATTTTCAAAAAGTGTTTTTAGTGCATCCAACATATTGTTCTCCTTTTATTGGAGTCGACTGATTATGTTAATCAGCGATTCTTTTAAATACTTTTGTGCCTTTACGTCTTCTTTGGTTGCCTGTGCTAGTTCGTATGCCTTATACCCACCACGAGTATTCATTAGATGCTCGTAAATGGGCGTAGGATACGCACCTGGAGCACTGGGTTGAGCAACGACATCAACGGTAATAATTTCAAAGTCTGAAACTTCACCGCTGCCGTCCTCTTTAACATTACCACTTCCTCTCGACGAAACACCTAGTTTAACGCCGCTTTCAAGCATTGTTTTAACTAGTTGTCCCATTGGAGTTGGTAGAATCTTCATTTTACCATAGCCGTTGTTGCCATCCATATACATATTTGTAATCATATGGCTTACACGATCTAAATTAATATTAAGTCCTTCTGGATGATCCACTTCACCGAGAACTGAATAACCTCCGCTGATTTGATCGTTGAGAGTTTTGACAGCCCTGCCAATTTCATTTACAGGATATACACGTTGGTTCGCATTGCGTACACCCCCTTGAATGCAAATTCCTTTTAGGAAAAGATCTTTACCTTCATTAGCAGACTCGACGACCATTTCTGCCTGGTCAAATGTCATATGCTCTCGTAAAAAAGTATTCATCCTTGGTCCTTAATTACTGACCAATAACACTTTTGGTGCCATTAGTCCCTGTTTCGCCACTGCCTTTTTTCTCGGCGCCGTGACCTTTTGGCTGAGCTTTCATTGATTTGCTCGCCTTTCCACCTGGAACGTTTACGTTACCTGCGGAATCTTCTTTGGCGTTTTGATCGCTTAGTGCTGAACCTTTTAAGTTTCCTTTATTAGCTTCTACACCAGCTTCTGTACCAGCTTGATTTAAATTACTTGCTGTACCGCCCATATCGTTTTTGCCTGCAACAGCTGACTTAGTGTTTGCACCGTTGTCACCCATTGTAGCAGTAACTTTTTCTACATACTCACGCATTGTTTCTGCTTCTGATTTATCAGCTTCATCAACTTCTTCGTCTGATGCTTCATCAACTTCTTCGTCTGTAGATTCGAATTCGTATGACTCTTCTTCAGGCTCTTCCATATCGTCGTCGCCTTCTTCGTCGTCCATATCCATATCCATATCGTCACCGGCTTCTTCTTCGCCGCCTTCGTCGTCGGACATCATTTTTTCAAATTCTGCTTTTAATTCATCTAGTGCGTCTTCAAGATCTTCAACACGGTCTTCCATATCGCCTTCGCCGCCCATATCGTCGTCACCTTCTTCGTCGCCGCCCATCATATCGTCTGCTGGGTCACCGCCCATCATTGGATCCATTTCTGGCTCGTCGTCAGCTTCAACTTCAAATTCTTCTAGATCGAAGTCTTCTTTGACGTCTTTGTCGTCATCGTCGTCTTCGTCTTCATCAGCTGCTTCGTCTAGATCTTCGTCTGACTCATCAACTTCTTCATCAGCTGCTTCATCTACTTCTTTATCTTCATCAGTAGTTTCGTCAACTTCTTTATCCTCATCTTCTAATAAGTTTTCATAAATTTCACGTGATTTTTCTACCACGATTTCGTGGAAAAGCTCTTCGGCACCCGCTTTGTCTTCGTTGACTAGGCGCTCAAGCATTTCTTCAAATTTGTTAAGGTCTGCCATTTTTATTCTCCTATAAATGTTTTACCTATGGTAAGGCTGTCATTTGTATTTACATATTTACAGGAAATGTGCGTAGATATAGGCGATTTTTACGCCATTTTGAATATTCTTACCGAATATTAAACATTTTTTCGAATTCTTCAATGTCTATGTGCTTTAAATTGTTAAAATTATTTAGTTCTCCTGGAATAAAATTATCAGGTAATATAACTCTATAAAACGTAATTTGAGGGTTTTCTCTTATAATTGTACAAGTTTGTTTAAGCCAATTGCCGTAATATGTTGCTGTATCAGTAGTCTTTTTATAGTTAGGAGTACCGGCATAAACGTTGTTTACTACTTTGCGGCCAGACTCTTCTAAACCTTGGTAGTCAAATCCTAAAATAAAAATTTTATCATAGCCGTGTTGTGATGCAAGATGTAATGCTGTAGGACCGCTACTCCACCCTCTTGAAGGACGGAAAAAGTTTAATCCTTCAATTTTTTTGTATGCGTTATTAGCATTTGTCCATACATTTTTCTTTATTAAATGGTAGCCCTTTTTAGTAATTTCTAGTATCATTTTTACATCAACTGCTATGAGATAGTCAGGATCATACTCTCTATACACTGCATTGCAGGCATAAATTTTACCAAATTCGTGTATTTTTTCTAAGGGAACACCTTTGCGAGAAGTACCATTTCCTAGCACAAATCCATACTTTTTATCCGTATGTTCGTTAGGTTTTGTAATATTAGCAGCTAATTTTTCGCCTTCTTTTTGACGTTTACGTGCTGCTAATAGTGCTTGGATTTGTTTTTTTGTGTATAAACTTTTATCAATCTTTGGCATAGTAACGATATTTATTTCGTTACATTTGACCTAAGTTTAAACGCCGGCTGCTGCGGCTTGTGCGGCAATACCATACATCTGTTTTACAAAATCTAGTTCTTTTGCTTTTTCTCTATTGTGCATTTCAGATGCTTTTCTTGCACGATTGATTTGACGTAGCGTTAATCTAGTTTTACGCTTGTCATCAAGATTTACTACGCTGTCGTCGTATGTAGGATCATAACGATCGTCTTCCTGAGGAAGTAATGTTTCTTTGTCGTAATAAAAAAGTTCACGTAGTATCATATTATTATTTATCTTATATAACTTGGTCTGTAGGTGTTGCGCCAGCACCTGGGGCATCACCGGTAGCAGTCTCTGGAGCGGCTGCATCGCCGCCGTCAACTGGGGCTTCGCCGTCTTCAATGCCGTCTTCTGCTCCTGCTAGATCTGCACTCATACCTGCTGAACTAATACCTGTTCCGCGCATTTCTGCTGCTGCATCAGCTGCATTAGGTTGTAGTGTTTCATCGTTTTCTTCACGCCACAGTCTTTCGTTTTCTGCAATTTCTTCTTTGCTTAGTCCTAAGAATCTTTCAAGTGCAAATCTGTTTGAAACGTAAGGTATTGCACTCATTTGTGTGAACGTTGGTACACGAGCGTTGTCTAGCTCTGACTGTCTATACGCTGCAAAGTTTTGCGGTGGTTCAAACTCAATATCAAACATATTTGTATCAATATTGATTCCGCTTTCTAAAAGATAACGCTTAAACTCTTGATTAAGCTCTTCAATTAATAGTCCTTGAAGTCTTTCACAATATGTATTAAAGCGCAGTTCTTGGATAAACGCTGTGCCTACTCTACCATCATTGTACGAACTAGTTGCGTCATCACCGCCTGTGGGTAAGTATGAACTAGGGATTCGTAAACCGCGTACGAGCTTATTAGTAAAATATCTAAGGTCATCTATCTCTCCTAGGTTAGTTCCTCCTGGTAATGTTTCCACTTTAGAGCCACGGCCTTCAGCAGTTTGTGGGAAGAAGTAGTCTTCGTTGATT